GTTATAACCACTTCGATACCGCTCCGTATGTTTGCTGCAGCCTGAGTATTATAGCAGGCACAGGCAGCAAAATCAAGGAAATTTTCCGCCGATTTACGTGCGTTGGCAGCCCCTATCATTGAGTTACACACCAAGAGATTGGTCGTGTAGCTCAATTTTTTTATGCCGGTAAGGAGGTGAACGCATTGGCAGACTACGCTTTCCGCTCTTATGAGGAGCGGCAGAAAATCCAGGAGATGGTTGAGGCAGGCCTGAGCGCCAAAGACATTGCCGCCTCTCTTGGCATCTCTCCCTCCGCAGTCTATGCGGAGCTGAGGCGTGGCCGGGACGGCACAAGGCTCCCTGACAAGCGCCTGGGCTACAACGCCGAACTTGCCCAGCTCAGTGTCCAGCAGGGCCTTGAGCGGAGAGGCCGCCGAACTGCCGGGGCATGACATCCCGCACCTATTAAAACCAAGGAGGACAAAACCGTGAGCAACAACCCCATTGTGCTGAAAAGCAACCGGCTTTCTGATGAGTGCATCGGAACTGTCCGGCTGACCCCGGAGGCGGAGAAAGTGGTCCGCCGTCTGAGGGCAAAGACCGCTCTGCCCATCCGGCAGATTGTATCTGAAATTATCGTCCAGGCCGAAAACCTCATCGACATTGAGGGGCCGGAGGACACTGAGGAGGATTGACCAATGAAAACCGCTGTTTCTAATGTGGCCCCCGGCCAGGTGGTCAAGTTTCATGGGGAGCCCTGCATTGTGCTGGAGCACCGCACGGCTGGCACCTTGCTGGTGACCGCCGCCCAGATTAAGAGCTCTTTTGGCTCCACCAACAACTTTGCTGCCAGCTCTTTCCGTGAGCACCTCAACGGTGCCTTTGCGGATGCCCTGACTGAGGGCCACGCTGATGAGCTCATCACCCGTGAGGTTGACCTCACCGCCCTCAACGGCTCCAAGGAGTACGGGAGCTGTGAGTGCAAGGTGGCCCCGCTGACCTTTGATGAAATCCGCCGTTTCCACGGTCTGCTGCCCAAGCCTGAGAGCTGGGAGTGGAGCGCCACGCCCTGGAGCACCCCCTGCGTGGATGAGGATGATACCTGGGTCATGGGCTTGTACACCGATGGCAGTGTCAGCAGCAGCAGCTGCGCCAGCACCTACGGGTCCCGCCCCGCTTTCCTCATCCCCTCCCAGTATGCCGTGGAGGCTGATGGCGGCCTGGACCAGTACGCCACCAATGAGCTGATTGCGGAAATCAACCGCCGCATGAACGGTTAAGGTGAGCGCCATGACCACCAGTGAGCCCAATGCCCGCCGGTATTCCCGGCGGTGCCGCCAGCGCCGCATGGCCCGGAGGCGCAACGCCATGGTCATCATGGCCATTCTGGCCGTCCTTGCCACTGTGTTTGCCCTTGGCTATGCCAGCGGATGCAGTGCCCGCCAGACGGACGATGAGGTCAAGACCCCTGAGCCTGTGGTGACGGCGGAAACCGTCACCCCTCCAGCCCCGGAACAGAGCCCCGTGGAGCCCTCTGCACCACCAGAGGAAACCACGGAGCCTGCCCGCCACCGTGATGACATCGTGAGTGAGGGGCGGCTCCTCAGCTACGAACTCCAGGAAGTCATGCAGGACTGCTGTGAGCACTATGAGGTGCCCTATGCTCTGGCCCTTGCCATCGCAGAGGTTGAAACCCACTTTGACCCCGATGCCGTCAGCGCCACTGGTGACTATGGCCTCATGCAGATCAACTCTGTCAATCACGAGTGGCTTTTGGAAAAAGGCCTTGACCCCATGACCCATGCCGGGAACATTGAGGCCGGTATCTATATCATCTCCCAGTATCTCCAGAGCTACGGAGAGCCAGAGCTTGCGCTGATGGCCTACAACTGCGGGCCCGGCGGCGCAAGAAAGCTGTGGGATGCAGGTACATACCAGACCGACTACTCCCGCAAGGTTATGACCGCTTTTGAATACTGGACAAGCGTGCTGGAGGTTGACTGAAATGCCCTACTATAAGACCTGCCCTGACTGCGGAGCCCACCTTGACCCCGGTGAGCGCTGCGACTGTAAAGATGATACCAAGGAGGATTGTACCAATGTTGGAAATGAAAATCAAGATTGAGGCGGATGCTGCCGTCCTCAAGGCCATTGACAAGCTGACCACGGCGCTGGAAAAGAACGCCGTCAACATCTCCGTGCCCCAGGACACTCCCACTCCCGTGGCTCCTGTGGCCGCCCCTGTCACCCATGCCCCGGTGCCGCCGGTCACCATGCCGCCCGCTACTGTGGTCCCTACCCAGCCCACCCCTGCGCCTGTGGCAACCCCTACCCCTGCACCGGCTCCTGCGGCACCTGCCCAGACTGTGGCCCCTACTAACCCCGCTCCCACTGTTCCCGTGACCACGGCCCCCACCTACACCCTTGACCAGATCGCTAAGGCCGGTGCCAGCCTGGTGGATGCGGGCAAGATGGAGCAACTGCTGGCTCTGCTGGCCAAGTATGGCGTGCAGGCCGTCACCCAGCTCCAGCCGGACCAGTACGGTGTCTTTGCCACTGAACTGCGGACGCTGGGCGCACAGCTCTAAGGAGGTGCCCTATGCCTCCCGAAAAGCACGCCCTGCTTTCTGCCTCATCGGCATCCCGCTGGCTGAAATGCACGGCTGCCCCCCGCTTTGAGGAGCACCTGCCGGAGCGCACCAGCGAATATGCGGAGGAGGGCCGCCTGGCCCACGCCATCTGTGAGCTCAAGACCCTCAAGAAATTCACTGTGATGACCTCCCGCACCTACACCACCCGCCTCAACAAGCTCAAAAAGGACCCGCTTTACTCTGAGGAGATGGACAAGACCAGTGACCTCTACATTGAGCACCTGATTGAGCAGGCCATGCTCTATGACAGCACGCCCACTGTGGTAGCGGAGGTGCAAGTGGACTTTGGGGAGTATGTCCCGGAGGGCTTTGGCACCTGTGACAATGTGATGATTGGCGGGGGCACCCTCAGCATCACGGACTACAAGCACGGCAAGGGTGTCCCGGTGTCCGCCGTGGGCAACCCGCAGATGCGGCTCTACGCTCTGGGTGCTCTCAAGCGCTATGCCCCCGTGTTCGGCGATGCCATCAAGAAAGTCCGCATGTCCATTGACCAGCCCCGCCTTGACAGCTACACCACCGACACTATCACCGTGGAGGAGCTGATGGCCTGGGGCGAGAACATCAAGCCCATTGCACAAAAGGCTTTCTCCGGGCTGGGTGAGTTTGTCCCCGGTGACCACTGCCGTTTTTGCCGTGGCAAGGCTCAGTGCCGTGCCCGTGCCAACACCAACACGGCGCTGGAGGACTTCAAGGACTGCGTGCCCGCCGCCTCCGTCCCGCCTGACGCTATGGCCCTCCAGGAGTTTTCCCACATCGGCCCACATGGGAATGAGGTGCATCCGCTCCTCTCTGATGCGGAGATCGGTGACCTCCTCATCCGTGGCAAGGAGCTGGTGGCCTGGTACAAGGACCTGGAGGAATATGCCACCAAGGCCCTGCTGGACGGCAAGCCCATTGAGGGCTGGAAACTGGTGGCTGGCCGGAGCATCCGCACCTTTACGGACCAGGATGCCGCCATCCAAGCCGCCATTGCCGCCGGATATGATGAGGCCCTGCTCTATGACCGCAAGCCCAAGACGCTCTCTGAGATGGAGAAACTGATGGGCAAGGCGGAGTTTGCTGAGAAAATCGGCGGCTATGTGACCAAGCCTCTGGGTAAGCCCACGCTGGCCCTCAGCACAGACAAGCGTGAGGCCTACAACCCCGCCGCTGCTGACTTTGCCGGGGTGGCTGCCAATGAGTAAGTATCAGACCTGTGCCCATTCCGCACCATGGCAACCACCCATCCCGCTGGATGATGAGGAAAAGGGCTACCCCGTGGGCCGTTTCTGCAAGCACGCCTGCCGCAGTATGGCGGTCATCCGTGACCCGGAGGTCTGCGAGAGCTGCACACAGTACACAGACCCGGCCAAGCTCATCACCATCAACACCGGGGACTACCACGCAGACATCTATTTTGACCGGCTGGAGGACATGCCCCTCTCCAACATCCGCAAGGTTTTCAAGCTACTCCTGGCGGACCCGTGGAGCAATGAGGGAGCCATCCGTCAGATGACCCTCTACCTGGATGCCGCCGTGATTGAAAGCAAAGAGGCCTGGAAACAGGCCAGTATTGAGTATCAGAACGGCTGGCGCAATGTGTTCAATAAGAAAAGCCGCCTCAAAGAGGACCGCCAAAAGCTCCGGGAAAACAACCGGCTGACCGCTGCCGTAAAGCGGACCAAAGCCCGGCATGAGCGCTGGGTGAAACTTCAAACCTGCTGGGCTGAGGCCCAGCCTGATGCAAACACCAGAGTGTAATTTAACTGTAAAGGAGATCAAAAGATTATGTATCAGAATGATGCCATGAAAGTCCTGACTGGTGAGGTCCGCCTCTCCTATGCCAACCTGACCACCCCCAGAGCCGCCCAGCAGGGCGGTGAGCCCAAGTATTCCGTCACCCTGCTCATCCCCAAGAGCGATGCCGCCACCAAGGCTGACATTGACGCTGCCATCCAGGCCGCCGCCAATGAGGCCATGGCCAAGGTGTGGAACGGTGCCCGCCCGCCCATGCTCAAGGTGCCCATCTACGATGGTGACGGCGTGCGGCCCTCCGGTGTTCCCTTTGGCGATGAGTGCAAGGGCCATTGGGTGATGACCGCCTCTACCAAGAACAAGCCCCAAGTGGTGGGCATCGACAACATCAACTGCGAACTGTCCCCGGCGGACATTTACAGCGGCATGTATGGCCGTGTCACCGTCCGTTTCTTCGGCTACTCCAACAGCGGCAACAAGGGCATTGGCTGTGGTCTGGGCAATGTTCTCAAGACCCGTGACGGGGAGCCCCTGAGCGGCCAGGCCTCCGCTGCCTCCGACTTCGCCGGGCTGGGCGGCATTCCTGCGGCCACTCCCACCTACGGTGCGGCGATGCCCGCCACCCCCGGTGCCTACGGTGTCCAGCCTGCGGCCCCCGCCGCCCCTGCTGCTCAGGTGCCCTGGGCTACCACCGGCGGCATCAACCCCATCACCGGCCAGCCCATGTGATAAGGAGGAGCGACTGATGAACACCAGATTTGATGGCCAGCTCTGGATTGGAGCCTTTGGCGTGACCCTTGAGGTCAAAGAGATGGAAACCGGCCACCTGCTCAACACGGTCAAGATGCTTTTGCAGAAACCCGCCCGTGTGCAGGCCATGCTTGTGGCCGACATTGAGAACGCCACCTTTGCGGAGCCCCAGGCGTGGACCGCCAACCGCAAGGAGGACATCCGTAAGGTGTCCGTCCACAACATCACCAGCCTCTCCGCTGAGGAGCTGGTGGAGTATGTCAAGGGCACCACGCTTTTCAATACCATGCTGGCGGAGCTGGAGGCCCGTGGCGTGAACACGGAGAACATCATGCAGCTCTACACTACGGATGAGGCTTTCCGCAACTAAGAAAGGATGACACCATGCACCATCTCAGCATTGACCTTGAAACCTATTCAAGCGTGCCGATTGCTAAGGCCGGGGCGCAAAAGTACATCTCCAGCCCGGACTTTGAAATCCTGCTCTTTGCGTACAGTGTGGATGGTGCGCCTGTTGAGATCATTGACCTGGCACGGGGGGAACACCTCCCCCCGTGGCTGGTCCAGGCCATCACCTCCCCGGAGTACATCAAGCACGCATACAACGCCCCCTTTGAGTGGGGCTGCCTGTCCAAGTTTTTGGGCACCCTGCCGCCAGACCAATGGCGCTGCACCATGTTCCACGGCCTCTATTGTGGCTACACAGCAGGCCTGGATGCCACTGGCAAGGCCCTGGGGCTTGCTGAGGACAAGCGCAAGCTCAACACCGGCAAGGCGCTCATCCGTTATTTCTGCGTCCCTTGCGCCCCTACAAAGGCCAATGGAGGCCGCACCCGCAACCTGCCCCAGCACGACACCGACAAGTGGGAGCTGTTCAAAGAATACTGCCGCCAGGATGTTGTGACTGAGATGGAGATTGAGCGGCGGCTCTCTGCTTTCCCCGTGCCGGACTTCGTGCAAAAGCAATGGGAAACGGACCTCATCATCAATGCCCGTGGCGTGGCCGTGGACATGGACCTGGTGAGCGGTGCCCTCTATCTGGGCAATGTGACCCGCCAAAACCTCACCCAGGAGGCCATGAAAATCTCCAAGCTGGACAACCCCAACAGCGTGGCACAGCTCACGCAATGGCTCCAGGAGGCCATGGGAGAGGAGCTTGCGGACCTCCGCAAGGACACCGTGGCCCGCCTGCTGGGCAAGGAGGACAACAGCCCCCAGGTCCAGCGGATGCTTGAGATACGCCAAGAGCTGGGCAAGACCAGCACCAAAAAGTATGACGCTATTGAGGCCGCTGTGTGCCCGGATGGCCGTGTCCGTGGGCTGCTCCAATTCTATGGAGCGAACAGGACGGGGCGCTGGGCAGGCCGCCTGGTGCAGGTCCAGAACTTGCCCCGCACCTACACAGAGCCGCTGCCGTTGGCCCGTGAGCTGGTGGAGCACCGCAAGCTGGATGCCCTCCGGCTGATCTATGGCTCCGTGCCTGACACCCTCAGCCAGCTCATCCGCACCGCCTTTGTGGCCCCGGAGGGGCATGTCCTCATTGACGCTGACTTTTCGGCCATTGAGGCCCGTGTCATCTCCTGGCTGGCCGGTGAGCAATGGCGGCTGGAGGTGTTCCGCACCCACGGAAAAATCTATGAGGCCTCCGCCTCTCAGATGTTCGGCGTGCCCATTGAGCTCATCAAAAAGGGCAATCCAGAGTATGCACTCCGGCAAAAGGGCAAGGTGGCAGAGCTGGCCCTGGGCTACCAGGGCAGCACCGGCGCACTCATCAACATGGGAGCCTTGGACATGGGCATCCCGGAGGAGGACCTGCCGGACATCGTGAGCCGCTGGCGTGAGGCCAACAAGCGCATCCGTGACCTGTGGTATTCCATGGACAATGCCGCCGTGCAGGTCATCACCCAGGGTGGCAGTGTGGGCATCAATGGCCTGCTGCTGGCCCGTGAGTATGACTACAACCAGGGCACCGACTGTTTCACCATTCAGCTCCCCTCTGGCCGCAAGCTCTACTATGTGAGCCCCGGCATCGGTGAAAACCAATGGGGCAATCCCTCCATCTCCTACATGGGCATGGACCAGAAAACCAAACGGTGGAAACGCATCGAAACCTACGGCGGCAAGCTGGTGGAAAACTGCGTCCAGGCCATTGCCCGTGACTGTCTGGCGGACACCATTGAACGCCTTGAGGCCGCTGGCCTGCCGGTGATTTTCCACATCCATGATGAGGTGGTCATTGACAGTGCCCCCTGGGCTGATGAGGACACCATGCTGGACACGGTGGTCAACATCATGCGCCAGCCCATCCCGTGGGCCGCTGATCTGCCGCTCAACGCTGATGGCTGGGTGGGCACATTCTTCAAGAAAGACTAAATAACTGACGAGCCCCCCCCCGCTACCAATGCGGTGGTGGGCTGAGGGAGGCTTTTATGCAAATCCTTGTTGCCTGCGAGGAAAGCCAGGCGGTCACCATAGCTTTGCGAAAGCTGGGCCATGAGGCATACAGTTGTGACCTCATCCCATGCTCCGGCGGCCACCCTGAGTGGCACATTCAGCAAGATGTGCTCCCTTTGCTCAACGGCTACTGCTTTTTCAAGACCTGTGACGGCTCCGCACATTATGTGCTGGGGCGGTGGGACATGCTCATTGCTTTCCCGCCCTGCACCTATCTGACCAATGCCAGCGCCGTCCGCATGAGAGTAAATGGTGAGATCGTGGCGGAGCGATACGCCAAAGCAATGGAGGCCAAGGCTTTCTTTATGAGCTTTCTGAGCGCCGACTGTGCAAAGATCGCCGTGGAAAACCCCACTCCTTTGAAAATCGTGGAGCTACCGCCCTACACCCAAGCAATACAGCCGTGGCAGTTTGGGCATCCGTACACAAAGCGGACATGCCTGTGGCTCAAAGAGCTGCCCCCGCTGGTCCCCACCGAAATCATCACGGAGGGTGTCACCCCATGGGTAAATGGAGGATGCAAAGACGCACACGGGAACTACCGGCGCTTTCAAGGCCGCAGAGAACGGGACCCCATCAACAGGGCCAAAACTTTCCCCGGCATAGCCGCCGCAATGGCGGAACAATGGGCCGGACCCGTGGCTACTTAATATTTCACCCGTCCGCCGTGTGCGGTGGGCAATTCTATCTGGAAAGGACTGAGCACATGGCCGTCAACAAAATCACGCACTCCTGGAACGAGGACTATACAGGTCTGATTTTTACCGGGAGCCAGCGCCAACCCACGCTTGTTGAGGTCCGCAACTACTGTGTGGCGCAACATATTTCGCTTGAGGGCGTGTATGTCTCCGCCGTAAGACTTGGTGGAGAATGGACCCCGCCGGAGGATGCAAAGAGCCTTGAAATCTTTGAGTTTGGCGAAAACTGCCCCATCTGCGGAAAGGCCTTTGTACTTGACACCGACATCTGCCCCATCTGCCACAAGCGGTGGGATAGCTGACAAGGAGGACCGTGACACATGAAAATCATCAATCCCTATACCGAAATCCTCACCCCACTGGATGGCCAGGCCATCCTCCAGCACATTGAGCTGTGCGGGCGGGTCTGCTACAAGTCTGAGGACAAAATCACCGACACCAGCGCCGCCAAGTTTGTGGCGGGCATCATCAAGCGTGGCCATGAGGCCGTCCTGGAACACTTTGACATCACGGTCAAGTTTGTGTGTGACCGGGGTGTGTCCCATGAAATTGTCCGGCACCGCATGGCCTCCTACTGCCAGGAGAGCACCCGCTACTGCAACTATTCCAAGGATGCCTTTGGCAGTGAAATCACCGTCATCCGCCCCTCTTTCCTGACGGAGGGCACACCGGGCTGGCAGTATTGGAAAGTGGCTTGCAGAATGGCTGAAAAGTCATATTTTGAGCTGCTGGACTGGGGCTGCACCCCGCAAGAGGCCCGTGCTGTTCTGCCCACATGCCTCAAGACCGAGGTGGTGATGACAGCCAACCTGCGAGAATGGCGGCATTTCTTCAAGCTGCGGACCGCCCCGGCGGCGCACCCGCAGATGCGTGAGGTGGCCATCCCGCTGCTCCACCAGATGCGCTCCCAGGTGCCGGTCATCTTCGATGATATTGAGGAGGCCGCCCATGAAACTGTGTGACCGCTGCCCCCAGGCTGGCTCTTGCCTGTTGAACTATCTGGGCAAGGCTTGCCACAAGCTCCGTATGCAGGAGTGCCCGGAGGTGGTCCCCACCACGCTGGAGCTCATGCACAACATGGACGCTGAGGAACTGGCCGCTTTCCTCTCCAAGACCTTTTGCCAGTCCCTTGGAAAAACGCAACTTTTGGAATGGCTCAATAAGGAGGTGCCCAATGAAACGCTCTGAGATTTTGGAGGCCGCCCGCCGCTGTGTCTGCGGTGAGCGTGAGCAGGACTATGGCACGCCGGAGAATAACTTTGAAACCATCGGCCTGCTCTGGGGTGTCTACCTCAGAGCGGCGCACCCGGAGTATGCCAAGGTCATGCCCATCAACGGCATCACGGCCAAGGATGCCGGCACTATGCTGGCCCTGCTCAAGGTGGCCCGCATCGCCACCGGCTCCAGCCCTGACAGCTTTATTGATCTGGCGGGCTATGCGGCCTGCGCCGGTGAAATCGTGACAGAAAGGAGCTGCCCCTATGAAAAAGCGGAAACCCAGACCCAGGAGTGAAAAGCCCCGAATGTGCGACCCCGGCATGTGTGACTGCTGCCAGTACATTGGTGAGGGTGACTTCATCTGTGACAAAGGCCCCGGCCAGCCGGTCCTTGTGGTTGAGGACTGGCAGCCCAATGAGAACGCCGGGCGCTGCCGGAGAGGCACAAAGCGATGAACAGAAAAGAGCGGCGAAACCTGCAACGCCAAGGTGTGCAGGTGCCCAAAGACCCCACACTCAACATCAAGCTCTCCGCTCTGGGCAAGTCCATAATGACCCCGGAGATGCGGGCGGCCATGATGCACGAAATCAACCAGCAGTGCCTTGAGAAAGATGACTTGCTGGCTCTGGATGTGGACTGCATGGTGCTCTGGACACTGCACCGGCACC